TGTTTTTTGGCACGACAATTGGCTACATTTGTCAGCTCATTTTCTGTGATGTAATTTGGACTTTTAATAGTCAAAAAGTAAATAACAAAAAAATATCAGAGGATCAAGCATACGAAATATTGAATGAAGAATTTGCTGCCTACGAGCCTTATGATGACAAAGACAAAGAAAAGTATGATGCATTTAGAGGTTTAGCAGTAGATTATTTAAAACATTCTATTGCAGCCTGGAAGGCTATTGCATTTACATCACCAGTTGTAGCAGAACGCAACGTCACAATGCCATTAACTTTTGTAGGTATGTTGGGCCGAATAGATGGTGAAGATGATTTAAAGTTTGGTGAGCAAAAATTAAGATTACCACGATTATTAAAGCCAAAAAAAGATGGCACGAGAAGTGTCAGCACAACAAAGATTGACGCACCACTTATCAATCATTGCAGACAAACTGCATACTATTGGAAATGCACAAACAAGAGGCCGTTTTTATTTTATGTCAATGACAAAGAATACAAAATATTTGATTCATCAAACTGTGATTTATTGACAGTAGATGCCATGAACGAGCATGTTGAATATTTAAAAAACCAAGCACGATTGAGAGACAGACATGTGATGAACAGTAAGGGTGATGTATTACGATTGTTAAGTTTTCACGATCCTGATTGGGATAGTTTTTATGCAGATTTAGGTGATGAGAATTTACACAAGGCCAGAGAATTATTTAAAGAAGCACACAACTTATAGGAGGAACAATGAAACAAGAAACATCAGCAACAAAATTATTACGCAATGCCATGGATGAAATAATGGTTAAGCAAGATGAATTGTCTATTAATTTAAAAGGCAAAAAGTATTTAGAAATAGGTCCACGAATACAGATCATGCGTAAGCATTTTGGTACACGAGCTTTAATAAATACAGAGATCATTGAGAACACAGCTACACGAGTTGTGATGAGATCATCTATATTTATAGACGATAAGTTAGTTGCAACTGGAACTGCTGAAGAATTTAGAGCAATCGGACCAGTTAATAAAACAAGTGCTTTAGAAAATTGTGAGACAAGCTGCATTGGAAGGGCATTAGGCAATCTTGGATTGTCCAACGACAAGATTTCTTCGTTTGAGGAAGTGCAACAAGCTATTAATGATGGTGAGTTGTTAAAAAAGTCTAAGCAAAACCACACTGGATTGGCTTTGGTTAGAGAAACAGTGACTTATGACAGTGTTATTGAACAGATTCAAAATGCCAGTCAAACAGAATCTTTAAAAGCTGTTGTAAGTCAGCCTGAAATTAGAGAATTTTTGAAGGGTTTAAGAGATTCAAACCCTAAGAAGATGAAAGCCATAGATGCTTTATACACTAAAACTCAACAAACATTAACAGAAGGAAAAACTATATGAGTGATTATGTAAAAATGGGAAACGGCATGCTGTTTCTTGATGATGAAAAAATTGTAGCAAGTAATAATTTTTTAGAAATAAGTGTAGATAAAAGACCACCTAACAAAGAAGGTAAAAAAGTTGCTCCAATTTGGACTGGCCCAATAACTATTGTCAACAAAGATGGTTCTGAACGTAAAGCTCGAATGGCTGCATGGACAAGTGATAAGCACAAAAATGCTATATCAATACAGCTCAGTGAGGCAAATGCTCCAAGTCAAGCAACACAAGGGGATGAAATACCATTTTAACTTTTATGGTGGGTAGGGTGTTTTGATTCGTTCATAATTCCTTTATTCCTTACCCACCTCCCAGGACATTATATGAGATATATATCACCGTTTGGATGGAAATTAATTGGCATGGCTTTGTTTGTCATAGTCATAGTTGTGGTCAGTTTATGAGCCACGATCCAGTTAATCATCCAAAGCATTACACAAGCAGTGACATTGAAACAATTGATGTCATACAAAATGGATTAACCACAGAAATGTTTAAAGGATATTGCTTGGGCCAAATATACAAATACATTTCACGAGCTGAGATGAAAGGCAACGCACTTCAGGATTATCAAAAGGCTGAGTGGTATTTAAAAAAATTAATCAAGGTTATTGAATGACACCAAAACAAAAAAAAGTTTTAGATTTTATTAAAAAGTTTTTTAAAGAAAACGGATATAGCCCATCACAAACAGAGGTTGGCAAGGCAGTAGGCATAACGCAAGTTGCAGCTCGATCACATGTTTCACAGCTTATTGAAAGAGGATTTTTAGAACAAACACAAGGTAAAAAAAGGTCATTAAAAGTATTATGAGTAATAGCAACCCAGAACAATTTGAGATTAAATCAACTAGGAGACAATGTTGTAGAGTGCCATTGTACCACAACAATCAAAAAATATATTTAGAGATACAATTAGATCCTGAGACTGGTGAACTAAGAGTTGTGAAACCATGGCCCGAAATGAAAGAGGGAACTGAGTTGTACTCAACAATAGTAGAGGCTGGTTTTGATATTACAGCTCAATTGGATTCATATCCTGATCCATTACAAGCACTATCAGTATTAAGAGAACGTACATTGCGTAGAGGAGATGGCACACCAATAACGGTCCGTGGTGCCATCATTGATCGTTTGTTTGAAGATCCATATTTAGAGAAATAATATGAAAACATTTTATAGCACCAATGAAGTATCAAAAATATTAGAAGAACCACAGTGGGTGCTTAGATTTTGGGAGTCAAAACATCCTGAATTTATAAAACCAGTAAGACGCAACAACGATCCACGATCAAGACGATACTATCGAGAACAAGATATACGCCACCTTAGAATCATTCAAAACTGCGTGAGAGAACTTTTCATACACCACAAAGGAATTGAAAAGATTTTGTCTGGTGATTAGTTTGAAATGTGATTTGTGCCATAAAACATTCAGTCCATTAACTCACACTAAATTTACTTGGAAATATAATTATCAAGGGATTGAACTAGTTTTTTGCTCTACTTGCACAAAAAAAAACCGTCTAGGAAGCACGAGGATTAACAAAATGAAACCAGGTGATACTACGGGTACCCCCTAAAACTCGTCTAAACAAGCATTTATTTTATCAACTCGTTCAAACCATTTATCTTCATCATTAAAACATTTAGCATACTTTTTCATAGTAAAATTAATATCTGTATGTCCAATGTAGTATGTTATGTCCTTCAATGATATTGCTTGTTTACGATGCCAGTCAAACAGTAAACTTGCATAATAATGTCTGAACGAATGTATGCCTCCATGCCAATCTAAATTGCATTCTTCTTTTAATCTTTTGTAATACACATTAGTTTTATGATGTGGAATGTAGTTGCCATTGCCATCACCAAATATAAAAGTATCATCACCATTTGTTTTGTCAGACAATGGGTGTTCCTTCCATTTTAATAAAGCATCTTTTAATTTTTTTACTAAAGGTACATCACGTTCACCAGCTGCCGTCTTAGTTCCTTTTGTGTAATACCCATCTTGTATTGCGTGATCTATAATTAACATATCACGGTTCCAACTTATCTTGTTCCAGGTAAATGCTGACATCTCTTGCCACCTCATACCAGTTAATGATATGAACAAAAACATAATAGAATACAACGGTGATGCTTTACTGATCATAAGATCAATATCTTTTTTAGCTGGTATTTGAACTGCTATATCTTTCTTTGTTTTCTTTCTTTTAAAACTAATAACTTGATTGGTTTGCAATGTGCATTTATCAGATGCCACACATATCTTTATAACTTGTTTTAATGTGTCAAGAACACTTGTAATTTTACTATCCTTGCAACCTAACTCTTTCAGTTCTCTTACCATGTTTGTGCAAGATGTAGTGTTAATAGTTTTAATAGGCTGTTTCCATAAACTTGTTCTTATAATCCATCCATACGTTTGACCTTCCTTTTTGTGGCCATTTTCGTATATGCCACCACAATTATAAAAACCCATCTTCATTTCTTTTTCTGTTAAACTTCTAGGTTCACTTGTTTTGTGTTGCTCCCTACGTTCAGGTTTGTAAATAGTTTCTATGGCCTCACACAAGGGCATTAAATCAAAATAAACTTTAGCTCCAACTTTGTTAATGTGAGCTGCTAAAGACATTGCAGCTACTTTTGCCTCATGTTTATCCATTGGCATAGTAGGTGAATGAGGATCAAATTTTGTAACATATGATGATTTTTTTCCTTCATCATTAACGTATGGTGTAACTACTTTGTATGCTGTTCTGTTGTTTTTGTTTTTGTATTCTTGAAATGTTGTATATCCCATTAATAAGCTATTCCCCGTATGATTTAAAAGATCATTAATATACAATATATTTGATAATACCATTTAGGTCAACATGTAGGGTTGGGTTGCTTACGTTTTTTTTATATGTAAAATGTGTTGGAAAACTGGGAAAATTTAAAGGTAGGAAAAATGTATGGTAAAATAATTTTTGTGAGTTTTGTTGATTTTATTGATCTTTTTGATCTAAATAAAAGGTTCGAATCCCGTAGGGACCGCCATTTTTTCCTAGTTTTTGGGGATTTTTTATTACAGAATAAGATCAGGGTTGTCGTTGTATAAATTAACGACCTTTGTGGTAATTATTTATGATCTATTCGATCTTTTCGTGTCTAGTAAAACAATCTTCTTGTTCTCTAGAATTGTGACATAAATACAACTTTTGTATTTTGGGGAACATTATTTCTTTTACAACAAATGAGTCGTGTCGATAGACATCTTTACCGCAATGCTCACACTTTCCGAGCTTTACGTTAGCAAACTTTTTGTAGGCCATTACTCTATGATTTTGGTAATCCTTTTTCTATCACCCATGTCAATCTCAATTTCAGCAGTAATTTGTTTGCATTGCATTGAAATGCCATCTTGATCCTCACCAATCTGTCGAGATACAATACGTTTCTGTTCCAGGCAGTCAGCCATACCGTTAGTAGGTACATACTCTATAACTTGTCCATTGCTTATCATTAATATTGCAAACACTACCTCAATCATGTCCGTTCCTTAATTTATCTGTTAGTGTTTCCAAATCTATAACTCTTTCTTCTAAGAACTGAGAATGCATATCTACTTTATCAATCATAGGTAATTTTTCTTCTACATCTGTTTTTAATTTTTCATGTTCCTTAGAAAGAAACTCCAATAACATGTACTGTTCTTGGTCGATTGGCTTTTGTTCAGCTGCTTTTAGTAAATCAGCTTGCATCAGTTGTAGTTCTGTTTCTATAATATTAAGTCGTTCAATGACACCAAACCCGAACCAAGCACCCACAATAACAGCACCAATAATAGAGATAAGGTTACGAGCTGGCATTGAGATAGAGGTGTTTTCACTTACTTTCATACCTCATCCAATTCAACAAACTTGCCTTCACAAAAATATTCAAATGATTTCATTGTCATGCCATCTACTATTCTAAATTTTTCAAGTAGGCTATCAACAAGGACAACTCGGTTATCAAACAAATATTGTTTGCATGCATCGTCAGAAATAAATTGCATTTCTTGTAAGTAGGTGTTTCTAGTTTGATCTCCTTCGTACCACATCATTACTGTTAAGATCCAAATCATTTTCTTATTTTGTTTAGAGTTGTTACTCCAAATGCTCCACCAACTATTGTTAATATTATAATCCAGTAATAATCATTGGCATTGGCTAGTATCTGCCATCCACGATCCATAAAAGGTTGCAATGGGCCAACAAAGTGAGCAACAAAAATTAATGTAAACACGACAGTGATCCACTCATCCTTCCAACTATTTTGTGTTTGTCTTACTTGCTCCAGCTGCACACCAATCTTTGCAATATCTATTTCTTTGGCAGCTTGTATTTCTTTTGCTTTTATAATTTTGTCTTTTTGCAGCTTGTGTTGTATTGCACCAACTGTTTTTTCAGTTACAATTTTTGCAATAGGATTGCTCATCAATCCACCAGCCAAACCCATCAATGGTTTTATAAATAATAAAGGGTTCATAATCCTAATCTTCTTCTTGTATGTTTGTTCTTTGGTCTTGATAGTTTGCTCTTACCAATGCTTGTCCGCTTTGGAGGTCCTGGCACATGAGCTGTATAGTTCTTAGCTTTTCTCATTAGTCTTGATGTTTCTGTAAGTTCATTAATGATTTTGCATTTTGATTAACTCGTTTCCAAAATTCATCTAATGCGTTGTGTTCACACATTGAGCAAGCACACACTTTACATTGTCCATTGTTTCCACAATGACAATCGTGTTCACAGTTTTTGCACTGCATTAATATTTCCAGATAGTTGGTGGTGAATCTGTTCTTCGATCAAGATGTATGAACGATGGCACGTTAATACCAATTCCCGTCCAGCCTAGATTTAATGCAAGTGTCAATAACTTTACGGCATCTTCACCACTCACGGCAACATCAATAGCCCCGACCGAATGATATCCTGGGCTGGACTTTTTGGATTCGATAGGATGCTGTGGTGATCTGTAACCTGATGTAATTTTCATCGGTTTACCGTAAGCATCCCTTAGCTCTTGTAGAGCTATCAAAAATTCTTTTGATAAATTGATTGTACCAGTATGTTGACATGCTAACTCCTCGTAAGAAAAGTTAGGCCACATTGCCTGATGCTCGTTGAATTGTAATTTGTCCGTTATCATCGACATATAATATTTCTACCAATAATGGCAGCTCCAGTTGTGCTTTTGACAAGCAACGATTAATGTTTGGGTTGTGTGTTGGTTTATGGTTTTTTCTTTTTGATGCATACTTCACATCAAAGTATCTTCTCTCACCAGTTGTCTTATCTAGTGTAATAATATCTATGGGGCCTAATCCTCCAGCAGCTGTAAAGCACAAGATGTTAGGATCGTTGGCAAGGTGAGCTAAAGCCAGTGCTTCAGCCACAAGGCCTCTAGTGTTTCTTAAACCCATCTACATAAAGAAGGTCTTAATCAATAGTGTTACAAGGCCTGAAAACAAGATAGTAGAAACAGTAATCAGTATTTTAGTTAATACTCCAATGTCTCTATTAAGATGCCAAATGTGATTGTTAGTTAATGTATCTATTTTTTGATTTATCAACTTTAACTCACCACGGATCTCCGTGATTGCCAACTTATTATCTTGTTCAGACATTAGAACTCTTTAGTCTTAGAAACAGTTGCTGGATTTTTTGCAGCTTCTATTTGTGCATCAAGATTTGCTTTCATATCATCTTCAGTTTGATCTCCACTGTCAACAACACAAGCAATACAATCATCTTTTGTCATTGAATCAAAGTCCATGTCAGCACCATCACAAGAACCATACATTCTTGCATTATGCTCTCCATCAACTGCGTTCATTGACCAGTGTATTGTTTTTACTTTGTTGTCTGAGTCTGTCTCAAAGTTTGGAAATGACCATGTGTATTCTGTTGCCATTTGTTTTCTCCTTGTTGTTTATTAATTATTTTCTAATGCTGCCACTTTAGTTTCTAAAGTTTCAATTTTTGTTATAGCTTCTTGTAAAGCACTTGTAAGTAAAGGCACTAATTTAGATTGATCAAGTTGCTGTGGTAAAATTATTGTTTCTTCATTACCATTATCATTAGTGTAAGTTTTAGTTGCGTCTTTTTCTCCAGTGACAGCTTCTGGAACTGCTGTAACTTCATGTGCAAGAAAACCATCTTGTGTCTTATTAGGGTTATCTTTAAAATTAAATCTTTTAGGTTGAAGGGTTTTTATTCTGTCAATAGCATTTGTTAAATCAATAACATTTTCTTTAAGACGATAATCAGATGAAGTATTAAAACTTGTATTAGAACCATCAGTTTGAATACTACCAACAGTAGTATCATTTTGTTTTGCAAAGACAATCATATAATGAGTAGCAGATGCATTTGCTGTTTGTCTTAATTTCATTGTCCATTCATTTGTATTGTCAGTAGCACCACCTAAATTTATATCCATTGTTCCAGTGCTTTTCATTCTCATAACCTCATCAAGAGTTGTATCATTTTGTGAAATGTAAAAAGCTAAAGCAGCATTGGCAACACTATCGTCACCATCTTCTTTTAATCCAGCTATTGCTGCACCAGTTATAGGATTAGTTTCATCATCTGGTATTTTAAATTCTAATCTTGGGCCAGCTCCAGCTCCACCATTTGCACTTGTACTAGCATATTTT